TCATTTGATGGTCTCCCCCTGGCCATGCAGTGGTGCGCACTCGGCCCACCACTCGGCAATTTCCCGTGCCAGAGCCAACTCCACATTGGCAACGGCCAACCAGTAGACGGTGCGCATTGCGCCTAAGGCCAGCAGTTCGGCCACCTGATCCCGGTTGCCTCTGGCATCGCTGCCCGCAGCGATATACTCGGCACGGGCGGCAAACCAGTGGGTAGTCAGCTGGCTGACCGGTGTGGTGGGCTGCATATGAGCAGGGCCGGCTTCGCTTTGCTCTTGTTGGGCGTCCAGCTCAAACAGTTCGAAGTTGCTCATCGCATGCCTCATCTATTGCCTGAAAGTCCGGCGCATCGATGGCGATATGGCCCGCCTCGATGCGGATCGAGATACCGAGTTCACCACCACAGCAAAGCGGGGCTGTCGGCAGCAGCTTCGGTTCGTTCTGGGCCAGCCACTCTTTCAGGCTGGCCAGGGTGAACAGCGTGGTACTCATGCCTCATCCTCCATCACCAAATCGTCATCGAGCAGATCCGCAGGCTTGCTGGTCACCACCAGTTGCACCTGGATGTATTCATCCCCCGAGTAGAGTGCGCCCAGGGCGATGCGGTTATCCTCGGCACTGGCGGCAAACATTTCGGCCAGCAGCCCCTCGATCACCTTGGGCGCCTGGCTGGCAATCTTGATGGCGTCACTCATGGGCGGGCCCTCCGATTGAGGTGGTGAAACAACTGGTGCCAGCGCAAGGACTGCTGCGCCTGGACTAACAGGGATTTGCCCTCTGACCTTCGATAAGCAAAAGAGGCGGGGCGAGCTTTGGCGGTTAGCCGCTGCTGAAGGCGCGGCAACTCTGCCAACGCCTCTTGTTCGGATATGGGGTGGAAGATCTGCCTCATGGTTGCACCTCCGGCGTGGCGATGCCGGTTAGCAGCCAGTCGATGTGCCGTTTCAGCTCCGGGTGGTTGGCAATAAGCAGGAACAAACCGCCGCCAATCTCGCGGTACCCAAGCTCGTAGTTCTTGAGCGTGGTGGGCGGAATGCCCAGCAGGTCGGCAAACTTCGGGCGGCTCAGCTTCAACTGTTCCCGCAACTGGCGCAGGCGCTTGGCGGCATGGTGGTTGAGCAGATTGATTTTGGTCGGTTGTGCGGTCACGGTCAGGCTCCTTGTTGAGCTGTGCAGGGGGTGATGCGGCTGAACAGAGAAGCCCAAGCCAGTGCGGTGGAACGCTCGAGCAGCGCAACCCCGTCCGGGTGTTGGCTAAGACGGGCGCCATAGCGGCCCGTCAGCTTGCGTTGTTGGATGCGAAGGTTGCGCAGTGCGCAGGGGATCGCTAAAGTTGCCATGTCGACTTCCTCATACGTTGTTGATAAAGGCCCGCTTGGAGTTGCACCTCCGTTAAGCGGGCTTTTTAGTGCCCGATAGGTCGCGGGCCTTCTTGGCCAATCTGGCCAGCGACATGCACCGCATGATCCAGTTGCTGGCGCTTGGCCTGTTCTCTCTTATTCCGCTCGGCCAGTTCAGCCGGCGTCACCTTCACCGACGGGTGCCACACCTTCGGATCACATCCGCTGTGAAACAGCGACTGATAATCCAGCGCAATCACCGCAAGGCGGATCGCCTCACGCTGCTGATAGGGCAGGGCAGAGAGGGTCGCCATCATCAGCGAATCCCACGGCTGGCGGGCGATCGCGCAAATGGCGACGCGCTTGGTCTTGGGCGCATTAAGCCAATCACCGTCAAGGTTTGAGCCCGCCCGGTTGAGGTGCTCCCGCAACAGCGCTATGCCTGCGGTATTCATCAGCACCTGCTCCTCGGCGGTCAGACCGGCGATATTGCGGGGCTCTGGTTGGGTGTGTTGCATGCTGGTTTCTCCTTCAACTGGGCGCAGAATTTGGCGGCCAGTGAGGGGATCACTGGGCCACCTCTTTCACCCTGCGCGGGACAATGGGCAGCACAATGGCCGGATTGGGCATGGCACTGGGGCTGATGGTTGCGATGATTTCGAACCCTGCCTTGAAGGTGTGGCCGCAATCCACATTGCTGCATTGGTAAGTGGCGATGCCGCAAAGCGGGCTCATCCGGATGGATGTGCGAGTGCTGGCGCGGGCACCACAGTGGGGGCAAATCAGTCTCATGGGTTCTCCTAAGCTCCGGCCGCCATGCGCGCCATATCCAGCGCACAAGACAGAGAGGGAATGGCTTGGTATTTGTGCTCAATCTCGGTGATCAGCAGGGCGAGGTTGCCCATGGCCGCCGTCGCCGCACCGACCAGTGCATTGCGCTGCCCTTTGGTGACACGGCCGCTCTCCACCACAGTCAGCGCCTGCGCGCCAAGTCCGGCCACCTTGGCCGTGGTGTCGATCACCTGATGGGCCAAGCTCGGGCCCTTCTCCCGCTCGGGGATGGCAATGGCCGTCAGGCCACAGCAGAACAGGGCGCCGTCGAACAGGGTTTCATCCCCCTCACTTGCCTGGGTGATGGCAATCAGCTCGACCACGGTCAGTTCGTGGGGCTGGTCGGGGTTTAACTTGTTGCGCAGGGTCTGCGGGTTAATGCCTGCCTTGTCGGCGAGTTCGGCCACGTTGTGGTTCGCCGCAAAGCGCTGGCAGGCACTGACCCAGTGCGGATGTTTGCTGCAAGTTTGTTCAAACATGGTCTTCATCCCGCTGCTTGCGCGACACTCTTGGTGTGCGTACAGGTTTCGAGATAGGTTCCAGACCCGGCTGATTCATGGCCTGCTGGGTATAGAGCACCAGGTTGATCAGCACTTTTTCAGCACGGCCTTGCTTGGGCATGATTGGAATGCGCCCGGCTCGCACGTAGTTTTCAACCGTGCGCTGGGTCAGGCCGGTACGCTCGGAGAAGCTTTCGACCGTGCAAACCGGGGTATCGATATGGATGGGGGCGATAATCATGGATGGTTGCCTCCTGCGAGTTCAGTTACGCGCGACCTTGCGCGATGTGATGCTGATCGGCTTTCAACTTGCCGCCGGTCAGCACTTCGATTTGGTAGGCGCGGCCTTTGGGGATGGTGTCTCCCCAGCGAGATACAGCCGGCTCTGAGATGTTCAAAGATCTGGCTAACTCTGCTGCGCTCCCGAAGTAGCTGATTGCGTCCTCTTTTTTCATAACCTTCCTTTCCGACCTTAAGTTAGGATGAAAATAAGGCTAACTTAACTTCGGTAAAGGATCAACCTTTTGTTCGGATTGCCGAGGTTAAGCTAGAGCGATGACAATTAGTGATCGCATTTTCAGTAGACGAACGGCTCTTAATCTGTCGAAGACGGCGCTTGCCAAAGCTATTGGTGTGAGTGACGTTTCCGTCGGAAAGTGGGAGTCCGGTTTGAACCAGCCGAAAGGCCGCTATCTCAATGACTTAGCGGCAGCGCTGGGGGTAACCGTTGACTGGCTTTTGGGTGGTGGAAGTGATGGCTCGGAGTTGCCTACAAGTGAGCCAATCCCTGGATATCACAACGTCGAACCAGCAGTGATGCTGCCGGGCAAGCGGATCCCGATACTAAGCTATGTGCAAGCGGGCAACTGGCGCGAGATGTGTGAACAGGCCACCACCTTCGATGGCAATGTGGAGTTCGTATCTGCAAGCGGTGAGATTGGCCCCTTCGGCTTTGGCCTTTGGTTGCGTGGTGACTCCATGTTGCCGCAGTTCAAAGAGGGAGATTTGATCATCGTTGACCCCGACGAAGCGCCGCAACCCGGGGACTACGTTGTCGCCAAGAACGGCAGCAACGAGGCTACTTTCAAAAAGTATCGGCCCCGCGGTATCGATGAGAACGGCCAAGAGGTGTTTGAGCTTGTCCCACTCAACGACGATTACCCCACCATGCACTCCGACCGGCAGCACATCCAGATCATCGGCGTGATGGTAGAACACCGGATTTTTCGTAAACGACAAGGGCGCTAATGCGCCCTTGTCTCTTTATTCTTGAATCTGCTCTGGCCCTCTTTATTTGATTTGGATGGCTCTCGGCACTGGTAATTAATGAATACAGGAAGATTCTATGCAGATACTTGACGCCATCATTCATCATATTGAAAAAGATAGACATGGCATTGCTCATCCTGTGGTTACGCGTAGTTCACAACTGCCTATAGATGACCGTTTAATCGCGATGACGAATGATATTTTGAAAATATATGGGCGAACTGTGAGTGGTTACGGCACGTTTAACTCTGATCGAAAAGTGTATACGTTTCCTGACTTACTTAATGCGTATACCACCAAACGTGAAGATTTCATCCTGTTTACACAAAGTGCTAGTCGTCTCATTAGAACAACGATGGCTCGTGTTCCTCTTGCAACAGGTGGATATCCACTATTTTTACGTTTTACTAATCAGGGGCAGGATTGGGTTCTTATCGCAATGCTCAAACTAAAGGCTGGCACTGGGATAAATCAAAGTACCCTTGATTTGAGCGATACATTAAGTTTTGATGTTAGCCATTTACATGAAGCTGTAAGGATTAATATACAGAAATGGCAAAGTGATGATCAACCTTATCTGTCCTTCGTTAAAAAGAAGAGATCCAGTAGTCAAGAAATTTCACATTATTTTCTTGATGCTCTTGGGTGCACAGACTATACAGACTCCAAGGCAAATACTGCAACGGTTCTTAGTGCTTTAACTGATTATTGTGAAGATCATAAAATGACCCCTGAGCAGAGAATCGAGGCTCGGCGTCGTACATATGAATATTGTGAGGAAAAAAATAAGGTAGGAGAACCTGTTAATTTATCCTCTCTATCTTCGCGGATAAATGACCAAGAACCAGAATCATTTTCAAATTACGTTCGCGATGGTGATTATGAAATTGGAGAAACATTCGAGCCAAATCGGGATGTATATTCACGATTAAAAAGAATAAAGGGCCGAGTTGGTAATACAAACGTTAGTTTTGATGTTGTAGATATTCAGTCAGGAAACATTGACTTGGATAAATCAAACAACCTGATTATTCGTAATGTTCCTGCTACACTAGCAGCTGAGATTCGTCAGCACCAAATTAAAATTACAGTGAAAACATGAAATTGCCAACTGATCAACTTGAACTTGCCATTATGCTGCACAAATTTGTGCGGCCAGAAGACGTATACGAACGTCAAGCTAAGTTGGTTTTTCCGATACAAGGGTTAGAATTCCATGATGTTCATGTGGCACTTTTCTCAATGGGACTTGGTATTGAGAAAAGTGAAAGAAATCAGACTGTTGAATATCAGCTTCCTGCAAGTTTTTTCCTCAATCTGGAAGAGGTATTACTTTCCTGCGACAGGCGATTGTTTCCGCTTGATAGATTTTACCTTGTAGAAGGTGATTGCTACTGTAAATATGAGGATGAAGGTTCATATACAGAGCAAATAAAAAAATATTTTGTAGCGGCCAAACTTGCAAATGCCCTTTTATCTATCGCAGACCATCAAGGTGGTATAGGTAGTGAAAAAACAATTATATTCCTTGGTAAGGAGAAACTAGAATTTACAATAGACTACACTATAGCAGATTTATCTTTTGATATTGATTTGTCCGCATTTACAGACACATATTTGGATTCTGATATTCACAGAGAACAAAAAAGGACGATAATTAAAACCGTTTTATTTGAAATGTTCTCTGGCCGTGATGTTGTTCCAATTCTAGAATTGCTATGTAAGTTTAATGATTTTGTCCGACGAATCGACGCAAGTTATCAGTTGTATGTTTCTGAGTTTTCATTTGAAAAAGTAAAAGAGCAAATAGAGAAAGAAAAGCTAGATGCAACGACGAAGTTAAATAAGGTCTTTTCTGATATACAAAATCAGCTGTTGGCAGTGCCCGCTGCGCTAATACTTGCTGGGGGGCAGATGGTTCAAGAGCATGTTTGGAGCACAAAAAATATTTCCATTTGGCTTGGTGTCGTTGTAATGTCAATATTTATGTCGATGTTGATTCGCAATCAAAGAAATACATTGCAAGCAGTTACAAGCGAGATTGAACAACAATGGTTGCAACTTGAAGGTAAATATCATTCAGTAGCAGTACGTTTCAGAACATCATATCAACAACTTAACGGCCGGAGTCGACATCAAGAGTGGCTCATTAAAATAATAAGCTTTCTTGTCTCACTATCTTTATTTATAACCACTTTACTTCTATTGTATTATTCAGTAGACATGCCAGTTTTAATCTATTCTTTTAAAATAGGGTTTGGATTCGCAGTCTTTGTATTTGTGATTGAACAGTTTGTTCTTTGGAGAATGAAAAATTATGATACATCAAGCTAGTTGCTAGCTCGTCAAGTTATTTTTTATTTGTCAATCAGTGTACCTAACATACCTAACCAAACATTCACAATAGCTACTGTTTTTTGTATATAAAGTAAGTGTTCGGTGGGAGAAGTATGGCTGTAAGAAAGCAAACATCTGGCAAGTGGCTTGTCGAGATCTATCCAGAGGGGCGCCCAAGCAAGACAAACCCTACTGCACCAAGAGTGCGCAAGCAGTTTGCTACCAAGGGGGAGGCACTGGCGTTCGAGCGTTTTGTGCTGGACCCGGACAAGGGCAAGCCTTGGCTAGAGGGGCAGGGGGAACCAGCAGACGGCCGGCATCTCTCCGATCTGGTCGAACTCTGGTTTGGCCGCCATGGCCAGAGCCTGCGCGATGGCGAGGCCCGTAAATCCAAGCTGCTGACAGTCTGCCATTCCCTCGGGGATCCGCTGGCGGTGAACTTCACTGCCCGTGATTTTGCCGCTTATCGTGAAGCCCGGTTATCGGGTGATATCACCGATCGGCGCGCCATCAACCAGGAGAAGCAGGGGGTAACCCCCAACACGGTTAACCGTGAACATGCCTATCTGCGCGCAGTATTCAACGAATTGAAAAGGCTAGGGGAGTGGCAGGGAGAAAACCCCCTCGATGGGCTGCGAGCCTACAAGGTGGCCGAGGCCGAACTCGCCTTTCTCTACCCTGATGAACTCAAGCGCCTGCTGGCCGCCTGCGCCGATAGCCCAAACCCCGATCTGCTATTGGTGGTGAAACTCTGCCTGGCCACCGGCGCACGCTGGTCTGAGGTGGAAGAGCTGACCTAGTCTCAGGTATCCCCCAACCGCATCACCTTCACCCGTACCAAGAGCAAGAAGAGTCGCAGCGTGCCTATCAGCCCAGAGCTCTACGCCCAGTTGCCCAGAAAGCGCGGCCGCCTGTTCGGTGACTGTTATCGAGCCTTCGAGATGGTGGTCGAACGGGCTGGGCTGGAACTGCCCGCGGGGCAGAATACCCACGTTTTACGTCACACCTTCGCCAGCCACTTTATGATGAACGGCGGTAACATCCTGGTGCTGCAGAAAATCCTCGGCCACTCCACCATCGCCATGACCATGCGATACGCACATTTTGCCCCTGATCATCTGGAAGATGCGGTACGATTGAACCCTCTGGCCATTATGAACTATCAGGATTGAAGGCTATGCCCTACGTAGTGATTACCGAGAATGACGAATCCCCATGGCATGATCAGACCGGCGCCGTCTATCACTTCCCTAAGCGGTATCAGTCGTTGTTGCAGGTAGGGACGCCAGTTGTTTACTACAAGGGGAAGATGCTTAAGCCTCAGTACGCAGCACAGCGTAAATCACGTCTTCCTCATTACTTTGCAACCGCAACTATTGGGCATGTCTATGCGGACCCAGCTAGTTCAAAAGGGGATTTGTTTGCTCTGATTGAGGACTATGTAGAGTTTGATAAAGCGGTGCTGGCAAAGGTTGATGATCAATATCTTGAAACGATTCCCGAAACACGCAAAAGCAACTACTGGCGTGATGGAGTTCGAGCGATCAGTGCATCTGATTACGATGCGATAGTGAAGTTTTTCCCACCCTTGATACGTGAGGAACCTGTCAGCCCAGTGAAGCCTGAAGGCGAACTGGATAGCTTGGAGTCACTGGAAGAGGGGAAACCTGGTTTTAAATACACCACAGTGTATGAACGTAACCCTAAGCTGCGAGCCCAGGCAATTGCCCTTCACGGAACCACCTGCAAAGGGTGCACATTCAATTTTGAAGAAGCATATGGTGAACTAGGCAAAGGCTTCATCCATATTCATCATATCAAGCCGCTTGGGGTTATGGCTCAAGAGCACAAGGTCGATCCGGAAACAGATCTCGTGCCGCTATGCGCTAACTGTCATGCGATGGTGCATCGGGATAAGTCCCGCACTCTCCATGTGGATGAGCTGAAGAACATGATCGAAACGGCCAAGGCCGCAGCCATTTAG